CCGCGTTTGCCTTTGCCCTGCGCAATGGATGCCAGCGCGTCGTGGTTGCGAATGCGCAGGATGACCAGCGCGTCGTCAATTTCGGCCAATGGCTTCAGGCCGACGCTGACGTGCGCCATGGTGTCCATGATCACGCCGCGTGGGCGGTACTTGCTGCGCTTGCGGGTCATCGCATCACCACCACGCAGGCCATGAACACGCCGGTGAAGATGCCGGCGCAGTAGGCGAACAGCAGCCACAGTTGATGGTCTGTGTTCATTTCGCCCCCGCCTTGCTGAAGTAGTAGAACGCCTTTGGTGCCAGGCTGCGTTCGTCCACCATGGACATTTGCACGCCTTCCTTGCGTTTCTTGTTGACGACACCGGACTGTCTGCGCGCGTTCAATGCGTCGCGCTCCATGCCCTTGGTGTCCAGTTTTATCAGTGGGTTTTTGATGTCGAATGCGTTGGTCATGGTGTTGTCGTCGTTGGTTGTTCGTGGCGCTTGCGCTCTGCCTTGGCGCCGGCTGTGTAGCCGGACAGCACGCCGGCGCACGCTGCGTCTTTCAGCATGCGCGCCAGGTGTTGTTTGTTGATCATGTGGCTGGTTTCTTGTTGCAGCAGCTTGGCGACGATGAAGTCGATGTCAGCGCGCAGGGTTGGGTCCATGATGTTGCTCATTTCAGCACCTCGGCGCGTGAAGCTGCTGCGATTGCCTTCAACAGCAATGATTCGCTGACGCTCTCGCCTTGATCAACGAATGGTGTCTGCGTAAGTGTTTCACCATAGCTTATGTAGTCCACGCCGTACTTGTTGACGGCATAAAGGCTTGTGTCGCCTTTGACCATGTAAACGCCGTCACCAGGCCATTCTGTCTTAGTGGTCCAATCGTCTGGACGCTTTTCTAGTTGAATGATGTCGATGATGTACTTCATGTTCAGCCCCACAGTTGGTGGACGATAAAGCCAGCGGCGAAGGCCAGCACCATGTGGACCCAGTATTCAGCCTGCGCCGATGCGTCTGAACGGTGGCCTTCCATCCATTCCCAGCGTTGGCGCGATTCGACGGCCTCGACTGTGTTGGGGTAGGCTTCCTGCAAAGTGCGGGGATATTTGCGGGTGGTGGTGTTGATGTTCATGTTGCGGTCCTTTCGTTGTTGGCCAGCGATGTGCTGTCCATAACCGCAAGTATGCCAAAGATTTTGGGTGTTTATCTAAGTACAAACCCTGTGTGTTGTGTAATCGCAACAGCTTCGCCAGGTGATCGTGCAATTCCTGCCATTCCACCGGCTTTCAATACTTGCGCGATGAAGTTCAGCTGGTGTTCGGTGGCTCGGCCGCCGGCTGTCTTGACCTCGCACGCGGTGAACACGGCCACGGTGCGGCCAACCATGTCGGGTGTGATGACCATGGGCGTCCAGCCGATCAGGTCGCTGCCGCCTGGGTTGCCCACGCCGTACTGGATGAACCGGCCGGTCTTCGGGTCTTTGTAGGCGCCGACGTTGTTGCGGTGCATGACAGAACCGGCCTGCGATAGCGCAAGCCGGATCTGCTGCTGGATGGCGGCTTCAGAAGTCGCCATCGACCCACAAGCAAAGGGCGCCGATGACATAGAAGTGCCACGACGCCTTGAAAGCGATGCAGACGAACAGGGCGAACAGCGCGGTCATCGCTCCACCCCTTCCAGTCGGTCTGACACCAGCTTGGCATATCCGGCAATGTCGACCCAGCTGTCGGCGTAGTTCGGGTCGCCGTTGGCAATGCGCGCCAGCTTGTGAAAGATCATGTGCAATGCTTCCTGCTGGTCGGCTTGCATCGCTTCAAATCTCTGAACACCCATGTGGGCTTGAAACATGCGAAACATGTTCTTTGTCAGGTTTGAATGGTCGATGAACTTTCCGTAACGTTCGCCACGCTCGTTCAATGTTTGGTCAATGGATGTTTGTGTCATGGTCGTGGTGTGTTGGTGGGGTACTCACTGAACTGTAGCTGGGCGGAATTGCCCCAGCTTTCCCCCGTGAACTTAGAACGGGATGTCGTCGTCCATTGGTGCCGCTGCTGGTGCAGGGCGTGGCGCTTGGCGTGGTGCAGCAGCTGGTGCTGCTTGCTGGCCGTCCTGGCGTGGCTCGAACAGCGAACAGATCACACGGTCCTTGCCTGGTTCGCGTGGTGCGGCTGCCAGGTTCACCATGGGGTCCAGCAACAGGAACGGGCCGTTGTCGCCAACCATTACCGCGCCGATGTTCATGTATCGGTTTTTGGTCTGTCCTTGGTTGTCCTGGTAGCTGCCGGTTTTGACGGCGACGTCGTATTTCTTTGTGATAGCCATGAAATGGTCCTTCAATGTTGATTAAAAAATCCACGTCTTTCCGTGGTGTCACGTCTGCGGTGCCTTAACGCGGAACTTTCCAGACGATTCCCCGCGACTTGTCTGTCCAAGTTGTCAGCTGGCGCACGACGCGAAAGGAGTTTCGCCGTCACCAGCAGCCGGTGTTACGCGCCACCGCCGGCTGGGCGTACCCCTTTTGCAAGCTGTCGTGCGTTCCACAGGGCTGTGATTCTATTTTGCAATTTCGCCAGTTCTGCTTCTCCGCGGATTTCTTTGATGCCTTTGACCCATTTTCCTGTGCAGGTGTTGTGATAACCCCACAAATATCGCCGGCGCTGGATCAGCGGCATGGCCAGCACCGCGCTGGCTTCGCATTCCTCGCGCCAGTCGTTCGACCATGTGCAGGTTTCGTGACCGTCGTGCATTAGCACGCGCATGTGGTTGCAGCGTGGGTAGCAGGTCATATGCCCAGCACCTTTGCGCCCTTAATGCGCAGCTGCTGATAGACCCAGCCGATCTTGTAGCCGCGTTCCTCTGCGATGCGCTTTAGGTCTTCGATGGTGCGCGCCTTGCCGACCTCTTGGCGTTTCTCGCGCTTGATGGCGGTGATCTCGGCCAGCTCACCGTCTGTCTGCGCGACCACCTTGGGCTTGGCGACATGGACGTGGCCGCAGTTTGGGCACTCGGCCTGTGGCTTGAACACGAAGTAGCAGCGTTCGCATTGCTTCACCGCCTCGACGGCTTCGGCGTTGCGTTTGTTGCGTTTGACGCCATCCAGCGACCATTCGCGTGCCTCGGTCGGTAGGCCGTGCTGCAACGCGTTGCCGGCATGGTCCAGCACGATGCAGTCGGTCTTGCCTGGGTGAAGGCGCAGGCCGCGGCCGACGCTCTGCAGGTACTTCGTCACGGACTTGGTGGGCGCCAGCAGGATGATGCAGCTGACCGCTGGGCAGTCCACGCCGGCCACCCACAGCTGGCAGTTCACCACCACGTCGATGCGTCCGGCTGCCAGGTCCACCAGGGCGGCGTCGCGGTCTGTCTGGTCGCTGCTGCCGCTGATGGCCACGGCTCGGTAGCCGGCGCCGTTGAACATGGCGGCGGTGTCTTCGGCGTGTTTGACCGATGTGCAGAACACCACGGTCGGGCGGCCGTGCGCCAGCTTGCGGTAGTGGTCCACCGCGTTGCCGGTGATCTTGGGTTTGTTCATGGCCGTGGACAGCTGGCCTTGCGCGTAGTCGCCGGCGATGGTGGCCACGCCAGTCAGATCTGGCTTGCTGGGCGCGAAGTAGCGAATGGGCACCAGCATGCCCATGTCGATCAGGTCCTGCGTGCCACATGTCTGCACGATGGTGTCGGCCACCTCGCGCATGCCGCGGCCGTCCAAGCGCACGGGTGTCGCCGTCAGGTGCAGCAGCAGCGGGTTGCCGCAGTCCTCGATCACTTGGCGGTAGGTGTTGGCCACTGCCAGGTGGGCTTCGTCAATGACGATCAGGTGCGGCTTGCGGTGCATGCCCAGGCGTCGGGCCGCGGTCTGCACGCTCACGACCTGCACCTGGCTGAACGGGTCGCATTGCCGGTTCGCCATGATGAAGCTGTGGTCGATGCCCTCGGTGGTCAGCTTGGCGCTGGTGGCCGTCAGGATCTCGCGCAAGTGCGCCATGAACCAGACGGTGTGGCCACGGTTCACGGCCGACCGGATGATGGTGGCGGCCGTGTGGGTCTTGCCGCTGCCGGTGGGCGCGCAAAGGATGGGCGCTCGGTAGCCTTCGCGGTAGGCGTTGCGCAGCTGCTCGATGGCTTCGTTTTGGTATGGGCGCAGGCTCACAGCGGCCCCCACATCGTAAAGCCGAACCAGACGACGCGCGCCCAGGTGCCGACAAGCAGCGCGAAGATGATGGCGGACGCTAGTGATGTGATGAATTTCATGGGCGTGCCTCGCGCAGCCGTGCGGCCGCATCGTTCAGTCGTTGGATGGTGCTGGGTCGTGGTTTGCACTGGCCAGTTTTCCACTGGTGGACAGTGGCCGGACTGATTCGCGCCTCGCGCAGCAAGCCCGAAACAGACGTGCGGGCACTTACCGCCAGTTCACGGATTCGCCAGTGTGTTTCGGCGTTGTCATTAGATTTTGATGGTTTTTGTGTGGTCATTACGCGACACTATAACGAATAAAAATTCTATTTGCGCAGCTTTTGCGTGTAATATTCAACCCCTCGGTGATTTACCGTGAATAACGAAAGGATAGGCAACAAATGAAAACAGGGATCTACTCTGGCATTTCTAACGACGATTACCACGGGGGTGTCGGCGTTTCAAAATCCGGCCTCGATGTGCTTGCGCGTTCGCCGCTGCACTACTGGGCCAAGTACATCGACCCAAACCGCGAACGCAAAGAACCAACGCCGGCGATGAAGCTGGGCACAGCCATCCACACCGCGGTGTTGGAACCAGACGAATTCAGCAAGCGCCACATGGTGGCACCTGTGGTCGACCGTCGCACCAAGGACGGGAAAGCCACCTGGGAACAGTTCGTTGCTGATGCCGAAGCTGCTGGTGCGGATCTGATCAGCGCTGAAGACTTCGCCACTTGCCAGGCGATCAGCCAGCAAGTGCGCCAGCATCCAACGGCGCGCAAAGTGTTCGCCAACGGCACGCCTGAACTGTCTGCCTATTGGACCGACGCCGAAACCGGTCTGCTGTGCAAGTGCCGCCCAGACTGGCTTGGCCTGCCGCTGATCGTGGACCTGAAGTCGACCGAAGATGCCAGCGCTGAAGGCTTCGCCAAGTCAGCATGGAATTACCGCTACTGGGTGCAGGCTGCCTGGTACGTCGACGGCATCGAACAGGCCACCGGCCAGCGTCCTGATGCGTTCGTGTTCGCTGCGTTTGAAAAGTCGGCGCCGTATGCCTGCGCGTTCTACTTTGCGGACGAAGCCATGCTGGACATGGGCCGCCGCGAATACCGCAAACAGCTGCGCGTGCTGGCCGAATGCAAGGCCGCCGACAAATGGCCAGGCTACCCCACCGACGTGCTGCCGCTGGGTGTTCCAGCTTGGGCGCTGAAGGCTGCCAACGATAACGCGCAGGTGTCGGCATGAAAGTCTTGGTCGCCTGCGAATACTCTGGACGCGTTCGTGATGCGTTTATTGCACTTGGCCACGACGCCATGTCGTGTGACCTGCTGCCCACCGAAACGCCTGGCCCTCACTACCACGGCGACCTGTTCGACGTGATCGACTACCCGTGGGACATTGCCATCATGCACCCGCCTTGCACGCACCTCAGTGTGTCTGGCAGCCGTCACTTCGCGGCGAAACGCATGGACGGTCGCCAGCAGTCAGCGGTCAGTTTCTTCATGCGTCTGCAGCGTGCCACAGCGCACATCCCGATGACAGCCACCGAAAACCCTGTCTGTGTCATGTCCAGCATGTGGCGCAAACCGGATCAGGTGATCCAGCCGTGGATGTTCGGCCATGGTGAAACGAAGGCGACCTGTCTGTGGCTGAAAGGTCTGCCGGCGCTGGTCCCGACCAACATTGTCGACGGCCGCGAAGCACGCATCCACAAAATGCCACCAAGTGCAGACCGCTGGAAACTGCGCAGCGAAACCTACCAAGGCATCGCTGACGCCATGGCCATGCAGTGGGGTGGCCTTGTTGCCGCCAACGACAACCGTGCAGCCACTCAGGTGGCCGCATGAAACACCTGGTCTTGGCCTTGGCCATGCTGTCCGCGACCTCGGCGCATGCTGAGTTTTACGACGGCAACATGCTGCTGACACGCATGAAGGGCGACGCACTCGATCAGATGGCGGCGCTCGGTTATGTGGCCGGCGTTTGGGATGCCTACATGGGCGTGCTGATCTGCCCACCGCCAAACGTGTCGCTGAACCAAGCCCGTGACCTCACGCGCCAGCTGCTCGAAAAGATGCCGGAACGCCGCCACCAAGGCGCCGACCGGTTCGTGATCGCAGCTGGCGCCACAAATTTCCCATGTCCTAAACCTGGCCATCCGGCCTAATTTTTGAAAGCTCAAAATGTCCTTTGAAGTCCGCCAAGCCCAGCGCCAAGGTGCGCGCCTCTTGATCCAATTGTCCGGCGTGTCCGGCTCTGGCAAAACCTTCACCGCCCTGCAGCTGGCCTATGGCCTCGCCGGCAAAGATGCCAGCAAGGTGGTGCTGATCGACACCGAAAACCGCCGCGGTTCGCTGTATGCCGACATCCTGCCTGGCAAAGCCAAGTTCAACATCATCGACTTCTATGCGCCGTTCAGCCCTGAACGCTACACCGAAGCCATCGACGCCGCGTGCCGTGCTGGCGCCGAAGTCATCGTGATCGACAGCGTCACGCACGAATGGGAAAGTGAAGGCGGCTGCGAATGGATCGCCAACCAGTCGCGCTTTCCAGACTGGAAACGTGCCAAGTCCCTGCACAAACGGTTTATGACCCACATGCTGCAGTCGCCGGCGCACATCATTGCCTGCACTCGCGCACGCGAAAAAGTCGACTTCAGCGATCCTAAAAACCCGATCAAGTTGGGCATCCAGCCCATCCAGGAAAAGAACTTCAGCTATGAAGCCACGGTCAGCTTGATGATGCACAACCAGGGCTACAGCCAGGACGTGCTGAAGTGCCCAGCCGAACTGCAGGCGGTACTGGGTCGCGGCGAAGGTTACATCGGCATGAAGGAAGGCCAGCAGCTGCGCAAGTGGGTGGATGGCGCCGAACAGGTGGACCCAGCCATCGAACACCACCGCGGTCTGCTACTTAACGTTACGGAACAAGGACTTGCTTCCCTACAGGCAGCTTGGCTTGCCACACCAGCCAATATCCGTAAGTCATTGGGCGATAACTTCAAAGAACAGCTGAAGGCTTCCGCGGCGGCATACGACGAAGGTCGAAAGACCGCGGGTGCGACAGAAACGCCCAGTGCTATCGCAGCGTTAAATTCAAGCGATGCGCCTGTGGAAAATGCTGCGCTGCCACATGGCGATGATGATCGTGCAGGCGTATTCAATACGACAGCTGGGGGTGTCAATGTCTTTTAACGGAACCGAACCGATGCCGACGAACACGCAGTATCTGACGCCAGCAGAACTGGTCGCAAGGTACAAGCAAACGATCACGATCAGGACGCTGGCGAACTGGCGCAGCACGGGTGAAGGTCCGCGCTACACCAAGATCGGCGGCCGTGTGCTGTATCCAGCGCACGCTGTCGCTGAATGGGAAAACGCACGGACGCTTGGGATGGCGCGAACCTAACCCTAGACCTTACCCTGATAAATGTGGCCCCCTTGCGGGGCCATTTTTTTCTGTGTGATTTCAGTGGCTTGGGTGGTGAGCGCTGTGGGGGTCGAACCCACGACCTACTGATTAAAAGTCACAAAAACGCACATCACTGTGAATCATCAAACGTCACGCCGTTGTCATCCAAGCCACTGTTTTCTGTTGCAATTTTCCGCCGCATCGGGTTAAGTGCCCAAACCTGCTGATGTTCTTCGGCTGGTGCAAACCTTACCCTAAACCTTACCCCACGGACCTCGCCATGCTCTCTGACAGACAGATCCAAGCAGCCATCCGGCGCTGCGATAGCGAAACGATTTTGAACGATGGCGGCAGCCACGGAACCGGCAGCCTGGTGCTGGTCATTCGCAAACTGAAGGACCAGACATCGGCGCAGTGGGTTGGCCGCTGGTGGGTGGATGGAAAGCAGCGCAAAAAGTCGCTGGGCCGTTATCCAGACCTGGGTGCAGGGCAGGCGCGTGACGCCTTCCGTGAACAGGTCAGCGCCGTGCTGGCTGCCGGCAAAAGCCCACGGGTGGTGGTCGCCGTGACTGAACGGCCAACGGTGCAGCGGCTGTTCGATGCCTATGTCGACCGCATGGTGGCCGATGGTAAGTCCAGCGCTGCGCAGGTGCGCCACAGCTTGAACCAGGTGGCCGAATTCCTTGGACCGAACCGACCAGCTGGTGAAGTAGATGCCGCCGACGTGGCCGCGTTCCTCGCCATGGTGTACGGCCGCGGCGCCGCCGTGTACGCCGACCGGTTCAGGTCCTACATGTCGGCCGCGTTCAATTACGGCATGAAGGCTGCGCACGACTACAGGTCCGATCGCCGCCAAGACTGGGGCATAAAGATCAACCCAGTCACCGCCGTGCCGAAAGACACCGGCGTCGCCAAGGCACGCGACCGTGCGCTGTCGTCAAAGGAAATCGCGCAGCTGTGGCACGCCACGTCTGGTGCAGGGTTCGCGCTCGAAACGGCTGCGGCCATCAGGCTGCTGATCTGCTGTGGCCAACGGGTGCGCGAAACGCTGCGAATGGACGCCAGCGAAATCGACCTCGACACCGCCACGTGGACCATGCCGGCAGAAAAGACCAAGGGCGGCCGCCTGCCGCATGTGGTGCCATTGCCTGCGCTGGCGTTGCCCACGTTGCGCCTGCTGCTGCAGGTGCGTCCCACTGGGCTGCTGATGCCGATTTCCGACATGGGGATCTGCAAGGCGTTGGCTCGGTGGCGCCAGACGGTTGATGCGGAATATTTCCAGCCGCGTGACCTGCGCCGCACGTGGAAGTCGCGCACGCATGACGCCGGCGTCGACCGCTACACCCGCGACCTGATCCAGCAGCACGCCATGGGTGACACCGGCAGCCGGCACTATGACCGCGCCGACTACATGGCGCAGAAACGCGACGCCATGGCCAAGTGGAATTTGTGGCTGGAAAACTGCCTACAATCGGCTGATGGATGAAGCCGACGTCGCCAACGATATGATCATGCGTGAAATGAATTACCGCATTGCCGAAGTGCAAGCCGCGACAGCTCGGCCATCCCCTGAAAACTGCGAACGCTGCGATGATCCCATCACGCCAACGCGTCGCGCCTTGAACCTTCGCCTGTGCATCGAATGCGCCAAGCTGAAAGAACGCAGCGACCGGATCTTTACTGGCCGCTGATTCCGTGGGCGTAGTCCTGCAGCCCTGTCACTTGGTCGCGGAATTCGACAGCTCTTTCCGCCAGTCTTCGATATTCCTTTGCGCACTGTCCAAGTAATTTTCTTGCGGCACTGGCTTCATTAGCGAAGGCGGCGGTGGCGGGATCTGCGGGGACTGCACGGGCATTGAGTCTGTCGATCTGGTCGCGCAGGCTGTCAGCAGCAAGGGCAGCATCAGCAGCGCGCTTGGCCAGCTCGGTTTGTTTTTCGATGGCATCTTTGGCGACCCTCTCATTCTTTTTCTGCCAGGCACGTTCGGTGGCGCGGGCTGCTGCCTCGGCCTTGGCGGTGTTCTCTGCGACTTCCATGCGGTAGGTGGCCAGCTCGGCCTTGACCATGGACAGGCGCACCGTCTGCAAACCCAGCGCGGCCGTCAGCACAGCAATGGCCGCCAGTGGCAGCCATGGCGGAATAAATCCGGTCAGGATCGACAGCAGGCGCCCCATCACACCTTGCCCTTGTACTTCGGCATCCTGGTGTGCAGGACGTCGTGAACGTGGTGTCGGTTGATGTCGCAGGCGCTTCGGCCGGCGTACAGCGGTTTGGTTGATTTCAGGCATACTTTTTCGACGTGGCCGAACCACTTGTTGGGGTCACAGTCACCACGAAGACCGCAGGCGCGGCGCTCGTTCATCACGCCACCGATGCCGCCGTTGTAGGCTGCGTCCGTCATGGCCAGCTTGCCTTCCTTGTCCGGCACCAGCTTGTCCAGTCGGTTCCAGTTGGCGCGTGTCATTAGGATAAGAACCCGCATTTGCAGATCCGGCCGGCTGTAGACCGTTTCCCAGCGCAGGTCGTTCAGTCCCTTGGCGTCCAGGCGCTTGGCGTCTTCCAACGCGTCGAACCTGGTAGACCCGTCGGACTTGAACGCACGGGTCAGCTGGCCAAGGCCGGCGCCTTCCTCGCGGTCTGACTTCAGGCGCGACTTTGGGTTCCAGCACTTGCTGTGCGTCAGGCTGATGCAGCTTTCATGCTCGATCAGGGCGCCGAAGTAGTTGGGGAATTCAAACGCCGGCCAGACGTCCTTGACCTGCGCCTTCAGCGTTGGCAGGTACTCGACCGCCTGTTCTGGGATGTAGGTGTTGACGTCTGGTGGTGGTGCGCGTTTGGCAGGCGCGGCACTGGCAGCCGATACCATGGCCGCAGCGCACAGGATGGCCGCCAGGCGCTTCACTTTTGCACCTGTGCGAAGAACAGCAGCAAGCCGATCAGCACGAAGCCGCGCAGCAAGCAAACGCCAAGGTAAGCGATGCCGGCCGCGTAGTTGCCCATGATCGACTGTTCGTACAGATCTTCGCTCGATGCGTTGCCCAGCATGGCCTTGCCGATGCCGTATGCCACGCCGGTGACCAGCAGGGCTTGTGCCCACAGCTGGACGCGCAGGATGGTGTCAGCGAAGCCTGGCGACGGGTCGGTGTAGATGAACCACGCCAAGATCAGCAAAGGGACGATGGCGAACTGCGACGTGCGCGAATTAAGGGCTGCGATGATTTGTTTCATGGGTTCAAACTCCAAATTGTCCGATGGCAAAAAGAACGGCACCCAGTGAACCGACGCCCACCGATGCCCAGAACAGCGGCATGGTGACCGCCAAGATCGCTGCTGTGGACAGCACGATTCCGATTTGCAGGGCGCTGCCTGCGTATGTGAAAAACACCGAACGCGCCTTGGCTGCGTCGCGCTCTGCTTCCAGTGCCTTGGCCTTGGCTTCCAGCTCGACCATGTCTGAGCGCATACGCCTTGCTTCACCGGCGAAATGGCGAATGTCATCAGGCTTGGTGGCTTGTGCTGCTGCGGCCTCATAAACCACCGAACGCACGTTCTTGGCCTGATACCAGGCCCACACGTTGTTTGCGGCGATGGTGTTGGTCAGCACGCGGCCGCTGTTGCTGCCGCCGATCATGGTGTTGATGGCCAGCAATGCGGCGAACGTCGTGATGACGATGGCGGCGCGTTTCTTGATGATGATTTCCAGTTCACTTCGTGTCATCGGGGTCTTTCAGTTTTTGTTCCAGTTTGGATATTTTACGGTTTTGCTGCTCGATGACGGCGTCCTGCTTGGCCAGGCGTTTCGTGTTGTCTTTCCAGATCAGAAACGCCAGCGGCAGACCCATCCACAGCGCCAGCGATAAGAAGATCACGACGACCCGAAACCAGGCGGTGTCGGACCTGGCCATCCTAACGACCACAGCAGCGCCCACGCCCAGATCGTCAGACCCGCCACGACTGCCACCGCCACCAAGCGGTCGATTAGAAAAATTTTGGTTTGGTCTTGTAGCCATGCGTCGTTGTTCCGTTTGATGCGTTCGCGTTCTTTGCGTGCCTGCTGTTCCTCTTGAACTTGGCCGTAGATCAGGTTGAAATTTTCCCACAAAGGACCCAGCTGTCGCGGCGCGCGCACTCGCATCATTTCGCTTAGTTTCATGTACGCGCCGTCCAGCTCGTTCTTGATCTGCGACAGCTCCAAGATGTCACGCGGATCTGGCCGGTCCATCGCGTACACCTCGGCGTAGCGCTGTTCGCAATACTCAGACAGGCTGCGGTGCTGGCTGAAAAAGTTGCCGACGTGCTGCACGAACTGCTGCACCACTTCGTCTTCGGTCGGGATGTGCGTGGTGTATTCGTCTTTGGGTTTCTTGCTTGTCTTGGCTGGTGCAGCCGCGGCCGCCACTGGTGCAGTTGGTGCTGGCGCTGGCTTGGCTCCGAACAGCCCTTTGATGATGCCCCAAATGCCACGAACGTCCTTGACGATTTGCTGCGCCTGTTCGGCTGCTTTCTTGATTTTCTGGACCTGGACGGTCCCTTCGCTCAGCGCTTCGCAGCAGTATTGAATCCCGCTGTAGGCGGCACGTAATGCAGCCAGGGCGGTGAACGGGTCCACATCAGTTCAGCTGGTGGAACCAGGCCGCCAGCTTTGAAAACATTGCGCCGACTGTGGCAGCAATACCGCCCACCAGCATAAGGGTTTTCCAGCCGCCCTTGGCTTCGGACAGCGTGGCGCTGATCTGGGTCAGCGTTTCATTCATCTTTTGCATGTCTGCGTGCAGCTGCTTGACCTGGTCCTGCAGCGCTTCGATCTGTGCATCGTGACGTCCAAGATCGTGATGAATGTTCGGTGTTTCCATGATGCCGCTGATGATGAAGTTGGTGGCATTTTACATGGCGCGTCTGACTGATCGCCATGTGAATGCCGTGTCTTTCGGTGATGTTATTCGTACAGGACGTTGACAGATCCAGCGTCGAACACGTCAGCGCCGCCGATGGTCGTGAAGCGGATGCGGTCCAGCGTTGCCGATAGCGATTTCGCACCACTCAGGAAATAAGTGTTGTTGCTGTTCGTGCGTGTGCTGTTGCCCATTGCCGCCCAGGTGTTGGTCGCCGCGTCCAGCAATGACAGCTGCAGCACGCCGGTCATAAAGTCGCCGGTGCCAACACCGCGCGCCACTGGGAATCCTGTGGTTTCAGACAAACGGCCGCCAGAATCGGACGCTGTTGCGTTGTATCCCGTGGCCTCAATACCGCCGGCGTCGCCCAGCTGGATCAACGGCGAATTGGTGCCGTTACTGCTCACGCCGTTGAACATGACGGTGATGCGCTTGGCCCAGCTCGGGATGTCGGTGAAGTCTTTGGATGTGCCGGACGTTGTGGCCTGCACGGCCGCGCTGGTAAGCGGTCGAACCGACAGCGCGTCGGCCAGCGTTACCCACGCTGTGTTCGCTGCATTGCGCTGCTTCAGAACGCCGGCAGTCGTGTCCTGCCACAGCATGTAAGCAAACGGTGCGGCCGGTTCAGTCAGGCCGCTGTTCAGGCTGACTGCTGCCGCCAGCGCGTTGTTGATGTCAGCCCGAAAGCTGGCACCGTCCTGGTTCTCGATTACGTAGTCGTGTTGGCTCATACATCGGATGGCTCATCGGCCGGTTCGGGTGTGTTGCCTTCTTCCAGCCATGCCAAGTAGGCTTGGTAGTCTGTGTTGGCGGGGTCGAAGGGGATACAAGCGCCGTCTTCAACGCGAACAACAGAATTAAAATTTGTCAGTTTGTACATTTAAAGCTCCGCAGAAAATTGCCAATTTGCTTGGTAGTCAACAACTCCAGCCGCAGCCGCAATAGCTCGGAGCATACAACCAGTTGACTTTAATATCACAGTACTAACAGGATATGTCGTGCTTACATTTGATGATGCAAAAGACGTTTTCTCAGACGCTGTTGGATCTGCTCGCATTTGTGCCTGCAACGGAGTGTTTACAGTAAGAGAATCATTTGTGGCGGCAGCTTTTTGATAACAACCAACCGCTACTACTTGGTAATACCGCTGACACAAAGCCAACTCAGTACCATACGGGCGGTAGTCCCAAGCCGGTGCGCTGGTGAATGTGCCTTTGCGAAGGTCGACGCCTGCAATTTGGAATGTGGCTCCGCTTGTGCCCAAGACGTTGACGGAACCAGGAGGCTGGAACACCAGACTAGAACCCCAGGCATTTGCCGTTCCTGAATATGAAGAACCAGCTGCCATCGTAAACGACAATCGCATTCCGATGCCGTTTGTTGTAAGCCACGTGCCGCTTGTGTCGCCAGCAATATTGATGGTCTTTTGTTCCCATGTATTTGCGACGTTTATTGTGAAACTGAATGGGTAAGACCTGTTGTATGCGCTGTTCATCAAAGAACCGCCGAACAAACCTGTAAGGCTGGACTTTACCCAAAACGACAGCGTGACACTTGATGCAGATGCTGTGCCAAACCCAAGGTCTGTTAGGTTCAAACCTTCGATACGTTGTCCAATAAACGCGTCCTGAGTTGCTCCCAAAGACGTATCTGTCGACGTGACCGTTGCTTTAATAGAATTCAAAAAACCCGCAGGCGCATCAGATACCTGCTGGATTGTGAAGGCTCCATCAGTCGCATTGTCGATAAACCAGCGATCAAGTGCATAACCGTTTGCACCAGTCGCAAAACTGACACTGGCGCCGGCATTGCGTTGGTCAATTTCCATGCGTGGGTTGATGACACGATTGACCATGCCCAAACCGTTGCCGCCAGATACGCCAGTGATGGCATCCACCCACGCAGTGTCGGCAGCATTGCGCATCTTCAGCACGCCGACAGTTGTGTCATACCAGAACATGAACGGCTTGGTGGTCGTCGGTGCAGTCGCTCCGCTGTTCTGCGACAGGATCGCCAGCAGCGCATTGTTGATATCTGCGCGAACTGCAGCACCGCCGCCGTTTGCAATGTTGTAATCGTGTTGGCTCATTATTCGTCCTTAGTTCCTGTAACCGTAACCCTTGGCGATCCAGTCCATTGTGCGGGCGACGCCTGTTCCTGCGCTATTCTTGAACTGGATTGTAAACCCTGCGGAAGATTTCGCGGTAATTTGCGCGTAGTCTCCGGTCGCCATGTTCTCTGCTGTGACAGCCACGGCTGGCGTTGCAAAAAACGCGTTAGCGAACGCGACCGACAGCCCAACAGCAGGCACGGACACGTTGTTCGCGCTCTCGACGCGATCTGGCACGTCCACGGTGACACCCAGTGAAGCCAAGGCCACCTGGTTGTTGTCATCGTCGCCACGCGCCAGTCGCACCTTGAATTTGAACGCGCGCGCTGTGTAGTCGCCCACGTAGAACACGCGCCAGTCTGACCATGTTGGATTGTCGGCTGGGTTGTCGTTGGTGGTGGCAACGTAGAACTGCAGCGTGGCGCCATCGACTGAAATCGGAATATCAAAGTTGCTGATGACGTCCCAGTCGGCCCATGCGTCGACCAGCTCGGTGGCCAAGAACCCGTCTTCGATTGGGCCAAGGCCGTCGATCAATGGCCACTGGTCGACCAGGTTTCCGACGTTGAACAGCAGCACGTCGAACGACGCCGAAATGCGGCTGGTGTAGACCGCGCTGGTGTCGATGTAGTTGTCGAATTCGTATTCGCCAGACGCGACCAAATCGCCGTCCACGTTGTCCGTGTACGTGTCGAAATCGTCCACGCTGTCCAAGTAAATCGTTTGGTCCAGCTGCAGGCGGTTGTTGGTGACGACCAGTCCGGTTTTCGCGCCTGTGAATGCGGGATCTTGCGTCGATGATGCTACGGCATTGAACTGGACGATGTTGGGCGCGTCCGTGACCACCAGCGTGGCGTTCTGGCTCAGGTTTCCATTGCTGTCTTTGGCTTTGGCCAAGTACGTGCCTGCACGCAACGGCACGCTGGCGCTGGTTGCTGATCCTGCAAAGTCACCGACAGGCAGCGATGTGTTCCACTGGGCGCCTTCTAATTTCTCCGAATAGCGAACGGAAATCTGGCCACCGATTCGCACGTCCAAGTCTGTGTGGCTGTCCCACTGCAGGATGCCAGTGTCGGCCTGCACGGTCATCTGTAGGTTTGCCACGTCGGCAGGTCGAACCGTTTTGCCAAGCACAGACGCTTCGAATGTGTACGGCGCGGAACGCAAACCGGTCGATGACACAGCCCTGATCGTGATCGTGTAGGCGCCGGTGGGTGCGTCCAAAATTTCCAGCGTGTTGGCGACGCTGGTGGCCACCACCTGGGTGCCGCTGTTGCAGCTGTAACGGATCTCGTACGATGCGGCGCGCAGCACCTGTTTCCATGAAATGTTCACGCCGACTTTGACGTCGGTCAGGGTCGCATACAGGTATTCCGAAAGGCTGCCACCTGATGTCGGTGCTGGTGGGTCGTTCAGGGCCGTGATGTCTCGTCGCTGCAGCACCAAGCCATCTTCGACCACATCGTATTTGGCTGGGTCGTGCTTGATGGCGCTGATCTCGACAACACCGTTTTCCTGCTCGGACACTGACAGCACACGGAAGGTTTGCGCCTCGACGGTGCTGGTCGACATGATCCACTGGGCGCCGACCTGTGGGTTTTCTGGCCAGAACACACCGTCGATGATTATTTGGTCACCGATGGTGCCAAAAACGGTTTTTGTGTTTACTGTGCCGTTCGGCAGCATAACGTACAAGGTCCAAGTCGATGAACCCAGCGTGACGGTTGAATCCAGCGTGACGGTGTTATTTGTGGCCGCCTTAATCCGTCCGCCAAGTCGTGAACCGGCGCGCGATGCGTCAGCCACTTTGATGATCTGGCCAGGTCTGGCCACTGCACCTTCGATGCCGGTGGCAAACGAAATTACTTCGGACTGGTAGCGTTCAGAAAACAGCAGCCATCGGCCGACACGGTTGGCCTGGCCGCGGCTTGTGCAGCCGACCGCCACCACTTCGGTGGTGATTACGCCAAAGCGGGCGATGGCGTCCTTGTCTTCCACGTACTCGACTTTTTGCCGGTACATGTCTGCAGGGTCGTTCCAGGTCACCAATGCCACGGTGTGGCGTGCCTTGGCGCTGCTGCCTGAATAACTGAACTTGCCATCCAGCACATTGGCCTGCGTGAAAAGCGCCACTGGGTCGCTGGGCGCGTCCTGTGACAGCGTAAGGCTGCCAGACGCCCAGTAGACCATCGACCGGAAACACGACGCCAAGTCCTGAACGACTTTGTAGGCTTCGGTGCGGCTCTGCAGATACATGTTGCAGGTAAAACGCGGTTCGTAGCCACCAAAACCATCTGGCACCAGTTCGTCGCAATACTGCGCGATGCTGTAAAGCGCCCACTTGTCCACCTGCGACGCGTCGATGTAGCCACCAAGGCCGTAGCGTGCGTTCGTGACTAGATCGTAAAAACACCAGGCTGGATTGTCGGTCCACGCTATCTTGAACGTGCCGTTCCAGCTCCCGCTGTAGGCGCGTGTTTCTGGGTCGTAGTTGCTTGGGACTTTGACCTTCAGCAGCTTCATGTCAAAAGCGCGCGTGGGCACGCCGCTGAAGTTTTCAGAATCGAAACGCATGGATACCAGCGCCGTGTTGGGGTAGCGCAGTTTCGCTTCGATGATTTCGGTGTAGCTGTCCCAGTATGTCTTGTTTTGCAGCTTCAGATCTGTGCTGTCGTCTGTGATTCGATTAACCCGCACGTCCCATGGGCCATCGCCAGGCAGGCTCACCCAATAGCTGCGCTGGTATTTGCTTTGCGCCTTGCCTTCGATGGTGTCCGAAATGCGTTGCACATAACCGCCGCCATCGGTCTGCACGTAGATCACGATCTGAACTTTGGTGCCGTTGATCTTGCCATCGTCCGACTGCTTGAACAGCGATTGCACGCTCAACGTGACACGCACTGCGTCGACGTCTGGGTTTGTTACGGTGCGTGTAACTTCATCCAGCGATGTCAGCTCAACGTTGACGGCGTTTTCCGATTCAACGGATGTGATGCCAGCAATATATCCTTGGTCGTTTGTGCCAACTCTGGTGCCAACGGTGACGTTATCGTAGTTGTCAGTTCCGTCACTGTTCTGAAGCGGCGTTCCGTCCAAGTAGATCGACTTCAGGCCGTTCACCAGGCCGACGATCTCGCCTTCGCAAACGGCGTCGACAATTTTTGCAAATGAACGTGACTGCAAATTACTCATGCGATGATGTCCTCGACGCTGATGCCGGCGCTGATCACCGCGCTGCCCACAATCATGCGGCCGTAACCGATTGGGACGGGTTGGCCTTGGCTGGTGGTGTTCACTGCTCCGCTGAAAACGTAAGACTGTTTAACGTCCTCGCCTGAATTCTGCGGCGTCTTAGGCACGGGCGACAACAGCTGCGCGGCGCCGCCAATGGCCATGGCAATGCCGACGGTCATCAGTGGCTGGGTCCAAGGACCTGGTGGCAGCAGAATGGATGCGGCGATCAATGCACCGCCTGTCAGTATCGACACCAGGCCGCCGCCGCCTGCGCCTGCGATCACTGGTGCAATGGTGATCGTCTTGCCGACTGGGTGGTGCAGCTGGTCCAGCGTCACGTCATCGCGAACGTTGATGACGCGGTAGCCCACGTTGCGTTCCTGTGATGTTGAAACAAACGACGCGAAGTCTTTGAAATTGGCGCACAACGCGCGCACGGCCTCGGCTGCAGACTTCACGTCCAGCTGATGCTTGCGACCGTATCGCTTGCCTAGTTCACCCAGCAGAATGATTGTTTTCATGTCTCAGAATGTGCGTTGTTCGGTTGCGCCAGAAGATGGTGTAAGTCTCGCGGCATGAAAGCCGGTTCTGTACGTGGTGGATGATCTGATTATCCCCCAAGTAGACCGCGCCGTGGTTCGGCACTGGGCTAAAAATGCGCATTAGGATGACGTCGCCAGGCTGCAGACGGTCCTGGGTAACTTCGGCAAACCCAGCGGCGCCGAAGTTCTCCATGTAAAGGTTTTCGCCTCGCAGCCACCATTCGTCGTGGCGGCCGAAGTCGGGCAGGGTGATGCCGCGGTCCTGCTGATACCAGTCACGAATAATCGAATAGCAGTCCAGCACACCGTGCGACCATTCGCGTCCGACCAGTGGCGCCTGGTAGCCGTCCGGCTCCATGTAGCCCCATTGCTCTGATGGCACCGACACAATGTGCCAAGGCAGGCCGCTGGCCTCGCATGCCACACGGTCTGACTGGGATGGTTCTGGCGACAGATCTGGATGGCTGTGGATGACCGCAATGATGTCGCCGGCCATCTCGGCTTCGGCATAGTCCTGCGGGTGCAGCACGAACTGGTCTGTGCCCACCGCAATGTTGCGGCATGGCTTATAGCGTTCTTTGCCTTGCCAGACGATCAGCAGCCCGCAAGCCTCGCGTGGGTACTCCGCGCGCGCGTGCAGGATGATGTCCGCCTTGGTCTGTTCATTCATCGGACCAGGCCGGCGCTTGGGAATGAACCGAAAGGCAGAGGGTCTATCACTTGGAAAGTGCCAAAACGACCGCTGACGAATCTGGCATATCTCAGTTTGCAGCTACTCAGGCGTTTGCCGCACACGTCCAACCCAGAACTGCCGACAGGCTGGTCGTTGGCGTCGAAGTATTTGGTGCCACTGTAACCGCACTCGGTGCCTTTGTATTTCCACACGCAGACGTTTTGAATGATCTGGCGACGTGGCAACAAAACGCCGGTGACGTCAAATGCCGCCGCCAGCTCGAATTCCACCAGGTCGCGTGTCTCGGTGGCCTTGCGGTCGATAAAGAACACGTCGTCTGGGAATTCAGCCGTGGTGTCAGCGTATGGGTTCGTACCGCCTGGAAAGTTCACCGCGTCCAGGTATTTCGCCATGGTGCGCTTGCGGGTGATCTTCGCCCCCAGCAGGTCGTCGTACGTCAGCACCATCAGCGTAATGGCGCCGGTGACGTTTGACACAGTCAGCTTCGGTCGTGGCAGTTGGCCGTTGCCTGAGAATTCAAAGCCGCTGGCTTTGATTGGGTAGGCTGTATAGGTGTTGCCCTTCCACACCACGTTACCTGACAAACCGTTCGTGCCTGCATGAAAGCGCAGCAGATCGCCGCCGAACGCCGTGGCGTCCATTTCGAACAGCTCGACAATGGCCGACGGTTCAAGTTTTTGGATCTCGGTGGTGATGGCTGCTGATGTCATGCCTCGAATACCTGCTGGAATGTTGCTGACACGTTGTTCAGGTTTGCGCGTGCGACCGTCTTGGACCACTCACGACACACCACCTTGATCGCCGTGCTTTCGTTGGGTGGCGTCCAGTCGAACGCCTCGACCGCATTGCGCGTGGCCAGAAACGTCAGGATGTTGCCGGCCTCAGTGTTGGTGCGGTTGTTGAACTGCAGGTTCCAAACCTGGGCGCGGACGTTGATGCCGTCTGCGACGCGTTGTTCGTAGCCGTCACCAAACTGGGTGACGCGCACGCGTGGTTTGTAGGCCGCCTGGGCGCCGAAGTCTGGGGTATAGGTGAATGTTGCCATGTCTTATGCCAGCAGCCCGCCAGGGCGTTTTTGATTGATCAGCTCGGTCTTGACCACGTTCGCAATGACGCGGCCAAGGTTGTCTGCGCCTTGGTCGCCAGTGGCAGATTCGCCGCCCTTTTCGACGCTGACGTTCACGGTCACGTTGTTGACGCTGCCGCCACCGGCTCCGCCCTGCATTGTGACGGGGATGGTTCGGCCGTCTGGCAGTGGGACGTAGGCTTCCGGCATGCGGCCTTCACCGAACACGGCCAGCTGTGGGCTGTTGGCGATGCCGCCATTGGCGTACTGTTTCAGTGGTAGCGGTCCACCGTCGGTCATGATGCCGCCGTTGGCAAAGCCGAACGCTGCGCGTGCAGACATCATTAGCGGCGCCATGATCTGCTGCTGGATCAGCATGCGGGCCATATCTGCCAGGATGCTGCTGGCCAGCGACTTGAAATTCAGTTTGCCGGTCATCACGAAATTGACCAGCGCGTCTTCCATGCCCTTGAACGCGTTTCCGAACGCTTGTTCGGTTGCGCGTGACACGTCGGTGATTTGCTCGATGTAGCTGTTGAACGCGCGCTTGGCGCCGGATTCGAATGTGCGCGACTGTTCGTAGTTGACCTGCTTGATCGCTTCCTTTTGCTTGAACAGCGCGTCGGCCACTTCGCGGTAGCGTGCGGCGTCATCGGCGTTCATCTTCTTGGTGGCCTCGGACACTTCCAATTCGTGCTGCTTGGCCGCCACCAGCTTTTCATATTCGCGGGCGGTCATGTTCACCTGCTGACCTTCCAGGCGCAGCATTTCGATGGCGCCGGCTTCTTTGCGTGCCAGCTCCTGGATCTTTTGCAGTGTCTGCGCGCCGTCGATCTGCTTGGCGATGTTTACCAGCTGCTGTTGCTGGCCTTTGCTCACGTCCTTGTAGCGCTCGTTTTGCAACGTGCGCAGCAGTTCCTCGGCCTTGGTCAGTTCGCCAGTTTTTGCCAGCTGTTCCTCTAGGGACTTTTTCAGCTTGTCGAATTCTGTTTCCTTGCCAGCGCCGAAGTCGAAACGTGCGCCACCGCCAGCTGCGGCCTTGACCGATTCAGGGTTCACAAAGCCACGACCACCACCAGCCGACGGACGGCCGCCATTCAGCATCTGTTCGCTGAACGCGTCGATGTCCTTTCGGGCTGCTGCTGCTTCGGCGCGCATTCGTGCGCCGATGTCGCTGAACCCTTTGAAGTCCAGTTTGGCCAGCGCGCCCATTTGCTGGACGATGCCGACCATCTCGTTCTTGATCTGCACCAGCACGTATCCGACGTTCGCCGCCAGCACCACGATGGTTTCAAACGCGGTGCGCAGGCCCTTCATAAACACATCGAACATGCCGCCAGTGCCGCTGGCTTTGAGCATTGTTTCGGCCAAGAAATTCAGCTGCGGCAGCAGCTCGTTCGCCATGTTCATGCCAAGCATGGACACCGAACGGTTGATCTTGGTCAGGTTGTCGTTGAACTCGTCAGCAGCGCTGGCCATAGCGCCAGTGAAGCGACCACCCAAGCGATCCAGCTCTGCGCCTGCGTCACGGATGGCGTCGCCGCCAGCGTTCAACAATGGGATGATCTCAGCTGCTGACTTGCCAAAGACGCGCTGTGCAGCGGCGGCCTTTTCCCAGCCATCTGGCATGGCTGAAATCTTGTCCGCGATCTTGGCCAAGGCGTCTGTGGTGCTGATGCTGCCGTTGCGCAGTTCTTCGGCGCCGATGCCGAACTGCGCGAATGTTGCTGCTGCCTCGCGGCCGCCGCCGGCTGCCTCTGACATATTCTTTGCCAGCTTGGCCAACGCGCCAGAAACGGCGTCCAGCGTCGTGCCGTTCATCTGTGCGGCCAGACCCAGCGCGTCCAGTTCCTCGACCGCAATGCCGGTCTTCTGGCGCATGTCGTTCAGCTTATCGGCTGTGTCGATGGCGCCCTTGATGACGCCCACAAAACCCGTCAGCACCGCGGCGCCACCCAAGGCCATGAATGCGCCGCGAACCTTGCTGACGGTGCCATCCAAGCGGTCCATGGTAGTCCGCAGCTGGTCGACAGCCTGCTGGCCTGTGACGCCAGCGGAAATCTTCAGCGCGACATTCATGTCCATGGGTCAGTCCTTGCGTTTGTTCAGTACCTGCAGCGCTGCCATCTCCATGGCCTGCAGGTCGTCCATCATTTCGGCCTGGTTGGCCACTGCCCCGATTGTAAATAGAAACTGAACGCTCTGGTAATTCAGACCAATGAAACCGCCTTCGATCACATTCCACTGCGTCTGCAATTTCATGAACATGACCAAGGCATCCGCGTTTTCTTCCCAGACCTCGAATTCGTGTTGTGTCGTGTCGATGCTGTCGATGAACTCAGCGGGCGCACCGAAGGCAGCCAGGTCGCTGGCTGTCTCGTCTTTCACGCCGCCCGATGCCCAGTGCTGGGCGGCGTCTGTTAGTTTTTTCGCTTGGCGCCGCTGATGCTTTCGAACAGCGCCATGACGACCGAACTGGCCACCATGGGGATGTCCAGCATGTCGTCGCGGGCGCTCTCGCTGAACGGCACGTCGCCGTCGTCATTGGTCACGCCAGACCAGTCCACCATCACTTCGCGTGCCAGCTCGACGTCGGTGATCTCGGACTTCTCAATGGCAATGCGGATCTCTTGAATGCGCGTTTGCGACAGGCGCTTGAACGTCACGTCAAACGTGCTTTTTTCGGTGCGTCCGCCATCCACTGGGAAGTGAACAGCGACTGGCCATTTGTACTGGGTGACTTTGCTGATCTTGAACATTTTGAACCTTTCAAATGGGAAAGCCCGCTGGGTAGCGGGCTAGGGTTGGGGCATGGTGGTTTACTTGACCACGATGCTGATTTCGTCGTTGCCACTGGTGCTTGGCACGAACGTGATCGGCACTTGCAGCATCTGGATGCCGTTCTGGTCCTGATAGCTTGGGTTCGACACATCGACGCGGCTCGACACGATCTGCACCATGTTGCCGGCCGCTGTGCCGTGGGTGATGTCCAAGCCGCCCAATGTGTTGCCAAGCGCCAAGCTGAAGAAGTCTTTGGCGGCAATGGTCGGCGCTTCGAACACCACCTGGCCGTTGACTTGGCGGTCAGTCATCAGCACGTCTTCAGCGCCGATCAATGAACGGTACTGGATGGCGTTGTTGAAGTTGACGTTCAAAGATTCCAACGCGGCGGCGTAGCTGAACAGGCTGAATCCAGTCGTGTTGTCGCTGTTGGCGGCCACTGGCGTCTGGAACGCTGTGTATGTCACGGACGGCGCAGATGCGTCGCTTGGCGCGTTATACAAGCCGGTGAACGTGAATTTGAACACGGGGATCTGGCGCGCGTTGATGACCAGTTCCACGTTGCCGCGGGCGCCGGTGACTTTGTGCAGCACGCCGTCCACGTTGTAGTACATCGTGACGGATGCGAACGATGCCGACTTCGGTGTGTATGTCACATCGCTGACGCCGTCGGTTTCAGTCATGCCGCAAGCCTGAAGCAGCGGGCCGTATGCTGGCGCTGTGCCGGCCGTGCCTGAACCAGCCATCTCGACCTCGAATTCGACGCCGACATAAGCCGACGCGATCAGCTGCTCAGATGCGCCAAGGTAAGGGCGCACCAAGTCGCGGCTGACGTTCTCAGCGTTCAAAGGTGTGATCGACAAATTGCGGACCAAAATGGCATTGGCCGAACCCGATGGTGTTGGGTCGGTGCCGTAGGTTGTTTCCAACTTGGCCAGGATGGTGCGTTTGCGGGTGAGAAGTGACATGGTGAA